ATGACATAACTCGATGGCCCCGTCGCCGAGTAATTTTGTCCCACTGTGACAAATCCAGGCCCCAATTGCACCAGCTTGCAATAGGAGCGACGTAATAAGGCAGCGCTGGGCCTGTTAGCTTGATTTATATTCATAACAATCCTTCAAGTTCGCACATCTTGCGAACTAGAGGGTGTTGAATCACAGAATCAGTGGCTATAGCAGAGAAGTACGACACCAAATTTTGAACGTCCGGTAGAGTTAAACCATACAACTCATTCAGACAAATTAGCGTCTCTCTGCAAGTCTCCGGGAAACTTGAGGGTAGGTTGAATTTGTAAGGATTCTCAGACATACGCGCCACGACCAGAGGATTTTTATCCAAAATACTGTTCGCATACGCAAACATAAATGGAATGTGGTGAAACACATGCCTCCATTGTTTCATCACACCCTTGAACCACTCTGGTCCTGATTTTTGTTTCTCAACGGCCCAACCGACCTTGGCGATGCTCTTAGCCAATAAAGGCGTCAGAACACATCCATTAGACGTGGGACAGAAGAAAGACGAACAAAAATTTAACGTGTATGGAGTTTTCTGAGACAGCTTGGATTTAAAACCCAGCTTCAACAACAAATCCGACACCTTCACCAGGTCGATGTTGCGGGAACAAGCGATAACGGCATCGTCTCCGCAACACATGACTCTAACTTGATTAGGATCCAGAAAATAACCAACCTGGACGCTAAAAGCATAAGCCATCATCAACCCAGTGAGCATGGTGTTGCCCGAAGTTGTATTCGGGTCACCACTACACCTTACGCCATTCACGGCGTACCGCAGACCAAAAGCTGTATAACCTACAGTGGCCAACTGGGCCTGGACGACTTTCAAAGCATCGCCATCCAGTCCATGCAACTCATAGATCATTTGCTCTAGTTTTAGGGCTTCAGTATGTACACACGAGTCAAAAGCGCTAAAATCATTCTCATAAAGATTCAGGTGATTGTTTTGGTCCATCCACGAACCCAAAACATCACTAGGACGACCACTGCCGTACGTGATCACATTGCCCATGGACCATAGATCTTTCAAATGACCTTGAAAACTATGGATCCACGGGCCAAGGATCACGTTCGCATGATGCGAAACCCCTTGAATCAAGCGCGGCTTTGACTCCGGTAAATCGCCTAACTGCGGCTCAATTTTCACGAAGGACGAACGGACGCACCAGCTCTCTAACCATAGACCAACATCTGCGGATTGGTACTCGGCATAGGCCTTTTGCTGCTGCATCCTCCGGTTCTTAGGAAACCGGTTGTTCCAGATTTCGAATAGAGTGGCTTTTAAATCGCCATTGATTGTCCCAAATAACTGATCAAAGTGGACAACTATCCACTCGAGGAAACGTTGCCACTCGGCTTCATCGTAAGCTGGAACCTCACAGATGACGCGTTGTGTGACAGCAACAACTTCGTTTTCTCTACAGTTAGCAAATCTCTGTGGGACGACTCCATCCAGGATTGGTCCGTACTGATGTAGACCGGAGAATTGAGGTTTCTTCAACGAGTCCACTTCTTTCAACGACGCACCTTCCCGCAGCGTACCAGGTGGTAATTCACTAATTACCGCATGATTGGGTTTCTGCTGGCGTTTCAGGAAATCACATACACCAATCATCTTAAGATTCAAGTGGTGTATGGCCGTCAACGTAACCCAATTGTACGCCCAGGTCTTCAATGGTATATTACCAAGTCGATAGTCATATGCGTTTATCTCCAGCTTATCCTCAAGGCTAATTGAGGCAACAACAGCGTTCTCAACACGCGCGCTGTTGGCTAAAGCAAAAGTAACGGCTGAATAAACAACCGCCACACTGTTCTCCAACGGAACAGAATAATTGCCGGTTCGCACATGTGCACGAGCATGATTTAACAACAAGTCGGAGGTTAGGCTTGTCTTTGGCATCTGTAAAGCCCGCATTGAAATTTCATTAACCAATTTTAGCGGGACCAGAACACCATTGACATCAACTTGAGGAACGTCATGCTTAAACACGGTGGTCGTGTCGTGCATAACCAAAGGTAACTCCGGTCCATCAGATTCTGTGGTACCGGGTAAAAATTCGTAGATTCGAGTATGTCCCAGGGTAGTGACTAGATTCCAAACCATACCACTGCCATTCTCTTGATACGAATTGGTTTCGTACATCCAAGAAAGATCATAGTGTTTGTAGGAATAGCCACAACCACGAGCCTGGAATTTTACATTCCCTCGATAATTCAGATAAACCCCCTCCGGGCTCCTCGGAAATCTACTATTTAATCCGGGATAAAGACAGTTACGTCCATTCTCGAACTTATGTACCACGGCCAACATTCTCTGGTACCGATTAACATACTTGCAAATTTCCATCGGTGTAAAGTAATAGAGGGAATGCACCGCCAGCAGCGTCCCTTCCATATCTTTAATACACGTGCATTCTTGGAGCTTGTGAGTGCACCAGGAAATGCCTTTTAGGTTCTTAGGATATCCACTATTTCTAATTCTATCCTGCGCCGAAAGAACCGGGCATAGGCTGTGAACAGCTTTGCGCCCATTACGACGATGGCGAGACACGCTACCTCCTATGTCGATTATCATGTGAGTGTCTAACACGCCTTTGGATCTTATGATCCGAAAGCAGATGTCTTCTGCAAATAACCGTTCAACGTGGAGGGCTGCATGACTGGAAACGCCATTGCCGTACGGAACAACAGTGTACTCATCACCGCGGAGAGATCG